TACCACGTACAGGGCTGAACATAGATAACAATTCAAATAAACCACCTATACCTTTAGATTTTTTTTCTTGTTGAGGAAACTCATCATAAGCATCAATAGTAATACCAGCATCATCTGTAAAAGGTGCGCCAGTGAAATTACTTGAAGTTTGTGGTGAAGTTGGCATTTCCATATCTTGATACTCCAAACCTACAAAAGGATCTTGAGCATAAAAAGAATCTGGAGGTATATTAAGTCTTTGTCTTACAGCTTCAGAAGCTTGAGTTGCTATTGGCACTCCTTGTGATACACCTTGATCGTATTGACTTAGATTTATGTTAAATGGAGTATTTGTGTTATTAAGAAAATTTCTATTTCCACTAATTAATGCTTTTTCTAAATTTGAAAGATTTCCAGAAAGTAAATTTTCTGCTAACGCTTGAGCAGAAAAAATACCTTGATTTGCTGTATTACCAAAATTAGGTTCTGCTGCACTTGCTGAACCAAAAGGATTAATGGCATCTATCGCTCCAGCTATGATTCCTTTTTCTGGAATTTCTTGTTGAGCTTCGTATGCAGCTTTCATTGTTTCATAGTTTGGTTGTGATTCTAACATCATATTAGATTTTTCAGGATTGTATTGTTTTTCAAACTGTTGCTCATAGAACAGTTTCTCCATAGGTTTTAATTGATTTAATATATCATTAAAATTTTTTTCAGCCATTATCTTCTTCCATCTGGTTTTGCGTCAAGTCTTAGTGTACCATAACGCCATGTTTCACCTACAGCATCACATTCTATTTTAAGTGCTACTAATCTTGCTCTTGCACGAGTGTCTACTTTATCAGTAGATGAGCTTATTGTAAAGGGTCCAAGTGGTGAGCTTGCAGCTGTGCCTGTTGGATAATTGTTTAATAGCAAAGTAATTTTAGAGTTACCAGTCAACACTTGAAAATCTGGTATAAATCTTTTTACAGACATTATAAACTCACCATCTCCTCTAAAATTAGCAACACCTGAAGATGAGAAGCTAGAAGAGCTAGTAATGTCATAATCCCCTGATTGAATAAAAGCATCAATAGAAGTAGTACCAGAACTGTTTACTTGATCAGTTCCTTTTTCATGTTCATAATATGTAGATGCACCAAAAGTATTTGTAATTCCTTGTATATCAAAATTAGGTGTAGCTGTCTTATCATACTCAGTTGCATAGGGAAGTTCAAATACACCTTGATCTAAATAGCTAGTCCTAGCTAAAGAACTTGTAGTAAATAAATTCTCTGCATAATTATATGTTACGCATCTATCTATTTGTGAAGAACCATTTTTAGGATAGAACCAATTAATTTCATTATATAAATTATTGTGTTCAGAATAAACAAGAGGGCCTGAAGTATAATTAAGTCCAAGGTGATCACCGTTTGTAGTAAACACAAAGTCTTCTACTAAACAAGGTATGTATTTAACTGTACCATCAAACTTAAAGAAGCCACCTTCACTAGACATCCAGTATACTTCACCATTAGAATAAGTTAAAGCGTTCTGTCCAATGCATCCACAGTTAGTACCAACTTGTTTTAAAGAGAAAGTAAAAGGAGGTCCTACATATTGAATAACATAAGCTGCAAGATCAGTTAATACTAATGTATAGTCTTTACCTGAAACAGCAGCAATAATTCTATTACCTTTATCTAATCTAAAACTACCTGCCGTGTTAGTAGCAGTTGGTTGATATTCATTAAAATTTTCTTGATCACTAAATCTAATAAACATAGGATCTAAAGTTGTTGTATCTCCAATAGTTGTTTCAGTTCCAAAATGAAATACATGTCTATCTCTATCAGAAACTTGTGTTAATCTACTAGCAGTTGGTGCGTTAGCCATTACAGTTGCTCTATTATTTTTTGGATTGTTTGCACCTGCATTCCAAGTAAATGTTTTACCACCATGAATTGTTGCAATTAATATTTGACCAAAGTTATCAAGGCTCCAGAGGCCTGCATCAAAAACCACGTTAGAAGATAAAGAAGCTGATCCCCATCCAATATAATATTCAACCGTAGCACCATCACTGTGCGCTGATCTAGTTCCTGCTACAGCTCTTGTTATACCTGTTAAATTATTACCAGTTATTCCTGTATAAGAAATATATTCTGCTCCTACTTTTATAACTCCTGTTAACGGAAAACCAGTTGTTGATGTTAATGTAATACTTGTACCTGATCCTCCTGTACCAGCAGTATCATCATTCAAAGCACCATTTAAGGTATTTGTAAATCCAGAAGATCCAGCCCATGCAGCTGTACCCCAACCAAGACCTGCAGTTTGGAAAGTTGTACCTACGAATACATACGGATCAATTTGTGCAGATCCTGTACCTGAAGAACTACCTGCTGAGGTAGTAGGCATAATAATTTCAAATGTGTTTGAAGTCACATTTCTTATTTCAAAAGTATTATCTTCAAAAACAGTTGTTGTGTAACCAGAACCTGTAGGAACAGTAACAGAAGAAAATTTTACATATCTTCCATTTGCTAATCCATGAGCTGTTTTATTAACTGTAACTGTTGTAGAACCAGATACTGATGTAAATGTAGCGCCAGTAATCGCTGTATCTAATGGAGTGATATCATAAAACCGGTTGTCATTAAATAAAAACAAACCTTGAGAAGTTCCTATGGCGGCATATTGTTCACCTGTTATAGAAGTGAAATCATGCTGTGCTCTTGCTGCTCCAGGTAATGTATTATTATTTGTAGTTAACTGTGACCAACCACCTATCTTTTCAGGTAGTCCATATCTAAATCTAACAAAGTCTCCATCAACCCACTGCGATTCTGCACCAGACTCAGTGATTTGTTTGTCGAAACCAGGCTTGAAATTTAATTTTTGTAGCATATAGTGCGTTATATAGTAGTTTTATAGATAAAGAAAGTAGCATAATAATGGATCATTTAGAAGCAATTGTTGAGATAAAAAATATAATAGACCCTGCTTTTATAGATAAAACAATACCTTTCATAAATAAAAAAAGTAAAACTCATTTAGGAATTGATAAAGAAGTAGATAAAAATATCAGAAATGTAAAAGGCTATTCTTTAAATGATCACACTACTACGAATAAATTTTATTGGAATTTTATAAAAACAGAAATAGAAAGATTATATATTTATTACAAAGCAAAATTTCCTATAATGAAAAGCAATATAATTAATCAAATAGATCTTTTAAAATATGAAATTGGAGGTAAGTATAATTTTCACACAGATCATTTTAGCACTACTGCTAGACATTTAAGTGTTATTATGAATTTAAATGATAATTATGAAGGTGGAGATTTAATATTTGCAGATCAAAAAGAAAAAGAAATTAAAAGATTAAAATTAACTAAAGGTTCAATTGTATTTTTTCCAAGTAATTTTATGTACCCTCATGGTATAGAACCTATAACGAAAGGAACGAGGTATAGTATAGTTGCATGGCTTCAATAAATCAAAAGGAGGATAAATTAATGAAAGAAAAACCAGAGATAAAAAGAGAAGGTAAAGTAGAAAACTTTATAGGTGTATACGATAATTATATTTTACCTGCAGAATGTGACAAAGCTATAAAGTTATTTGAGGATCAAGATAAGTTTAATAAAACCATGAACAGGCAGGTTTTTGAAAATGCTTCTACACTTGATAAAAAAGATAATCAATTTTTTGCAGAGTCTAGTAATATAGATATTTGGTGGGAACAATTAAAAAGCATGATAATTAATTATGATATGGCTTTTACAGACTATCAAAAGAAAACAGGAGCCTTAGAAGCTTATAGTGTAGATAAATTTTATTATACTAATTTAAAAATACAAAAAACATTACTTACAGAAGGATATCACGTTTGGCATATAGAACATAACAGAGGACATGATAATGAAGCTCGTGCTTTTGTTTTTTCTATATATCTAAATGATGTAGAAGAAGGTGGTGAAACAGAATTTTTACATTTTTCTAAAAGAGTAAAACCTAAAAAAGGTAGAATAGTTATATGGCCTGCAGCTTTTCCTTATGTACACAGAGGTAATCCACCATTATCAGGTGAAAAATACATTTTAACTTCTTGGATGATGTTAAAATAAATGAGTAGTTTTGATCCTTTCAAATATCAAAATTGTTTTCACACATATAAATTAAAAATTAAAGCAGAGGAAATTAATCAAGTTTTAATTTTAGTTAAAAATCTAAATACTGGTGATCAGAAAACTACTTACAACTATTTAAATGTTTTAAACTTTCCTCTTTTAAAAAAATTAAAAAAACAAATTACAGACATATTAGATAAACATAGTTTATTATTAACTGATAATTGGGCTCAATTATATAATAAAAAAAATAGTCACAGTGTTCACACTCACGGAGGGTCAGTTTATTCAGGGATATTTTATATACAGGGATCAAGTCCTACTATATTTTATGATAGAGACTATGAAAGCTACGCTAAAAAATTTGTAAAAAATGAATTACTTTTATTTCCTTCGTGGATTCCTCATGAAGTAAAACCTTTAGAAATTGATGAACAAAGATTAATAATATCTTTTAATACTATGAAGTGTAAGAAGTAGGCCTTGGACCTTTTTCAGATTCATCTCTTGAATCAGCGTCCCAATCGCCTTGTAGTTTTTCTAAATGAGCTGCATCCCATTTACTAGAAAATTGACTTATGTCTCCTAAATTTGCATCTGCATAACTTGTGTGTGGAGTTTCATCTCTGTATTCTACTTCGTCAGTAGTCACTGATGTGCCATGTTGAATAGCCCAAATGTTTGAAAATTTTTCTTGGCCCCAAAAAGAATCATCTTCGATTCTATAACCTACACCTTCATTGGGAGAAGCTCCCTCTGCAAAATTTTTAATTATAGCTTTGTCTTCAAATATTATTGTCCAGTTTGCGTTTGTTGCCATTTTCTTTCTCCTATGTTTTTATAATATAAATTAACGTTAAGTAAGGTTGTAATACTGAATTAGATGATCCAGTAAAGTTACTTGAAGTTGAACTTGAAGCGTTACCACTACCACTAAATGTTGCACTCATGTTGTGAGAGTGACCTTGACCTGATCCAGTGTTTGCAATAGTAAACTGTGAGTTTGCATTATTACTTACCCTTTGACTTCCAACGTGAGAAGCAGGATCAAAAGTACCACTAGTTTGACTAGGGTTATAGTTGTGATTGTGAGAAGCAAGTTGTCCAGTGGATAAAGAAGCATTTCCTGTTGAACCTCCAACGTTACCTGAAACGTTGATGTTTGTATTAGTATTACTAGACACGTTACCAGAGTTAGCTACAGTATTAGCTCCTCCAGTAGATGCTAAAGCTTTAGTTCCTGATTTACCTACAACAACTTCGTCTTGTAAATCTGGTACGTTAAAAGTAGATGATCCATTACCTGCTCCATAAGTTGTTCCTATCACTGCAAATAAAGCTGCGTAAGTTGATCTTGAAACAGCTGAACCGTCACATTCTAAAAAACCTGTTGCTACACTTGATTTTGTCCAAGGAACTACTGTTCCTGTTGGGATACCACCTACAAGAAGCGATCCCGCATTGATCATTTCTGTTCCACCTGAATATAGTGCCATTATGAGTCTCCTTTTACCTTGGATAAATTAATTTTAAATTTTTCTCCAGATATATTATTAATCATAAATATATCATTTTCGCCTTCTTGTAAAGTCCAATTCCCTTTGGTGCCGTCCACCACATTACCTTTTTCTTTAAATTTATTAGTCAGATGTAAGTCACCTGTATATATGTCTCTAAAAACATTACTAGCTGCTCCTAAATCATACGTATCATTTGCACCTGGTAATATATGCCCTGAAACTCTTAAAGCCCCTGTTGAACTAAGAGCTTCGTATATATCTGATCCATCAGTATATAATATTTTTTTACCTTTATCAGCTGTTCCCCAAGTAACACCTGATCCACCACTTGGTTTAAATGTTACAGTAAATGCTCCTGTAGTATTGTTTTCTACGATATAAGTTTTTTCAATAGTCTGTGGAATTGTAACATCTATATTTTGACTAATAGTTCCTGTTAATTTTATTATTTGGTTTTTACCATTAGACAAGACACCATTAGAAAATGTTAAAGTTGCACCACTAGTTGTATTTACAGTAACAGCTTCATAACCACCTATTGCTTGTTCTAAAATAAGTAAATTAGTATTTGTAAATTGTCCCCAAGTTCCTGGATTTTCTCCAGTTGCTTGCACTGTTAATTTTAAACTTGCTGATGTAGTATTTGCCATAGTTTTATTTTATTGTATTTTTAATCAAAATCAAGCTACTTCTTGCCAGCCAGGAGGATTAATAGGAGCATTGCCTCTAGAAACTTCACTCCATAATGTTAACCTAGTACCAGTTGATTGAGTTATAGTCATAGGTATTCCTGTTAGTATTGCTAATGAATCTGGTGCTGATGCAGTTCCTTCCTGCATAGTCATCGCTTGACCAGTTAAATCTACTAAAGTATTAGCATCTAAAACAGCTGTACCAAGAGCTGCTGTCATAGCAATACCTGTTTCAGTGACGTTAGCATCTCCAGTAACTGTTGGAGCATTTTCTTGCATAGTCATTGCTTGACCAGTAACTGAAACATTTACATTAGCAAAAGCAACAGTGCTTCCTAAATTTATATTAAATCCAATTCCTGTTACATCTTCTGTTGTAACATCAGTAAACGCTTGAGCAGTTCCTAAAACTAATGGTGTTGAAAATCCTGTTTCAATAACGTTAGCATCTCCAGTAACACTTGGAGCGTTTTCTTGCATTGTTAATGGGAATCCTGTTAAAGCAACAAGAGCATCTGCTGTAATCTCTGTAACATTACCAAGTGACATAGGAAGAGGGAAAGTTCCTACGATTCCACCAACTGTAGCTTCAACTTGTACGTTTACTCCATCAATAGTATTGGAGCTGAGTGTAGCAAAAGGTGATTCACCAAATGCATTTAATGTATCTTGTTCAGGAGTTATGTTTGCAACAGTTAAATCAAAACCTGTTACAGGGACATCAGAGTTACCAATTGATTCAGTTGTAGTTCCTAAAGTATTAGTTAAAGCTTGTCCTGTTACGTCTATAAAAGCTCCTGCAAGACCGGAAAGAGTACCTGTTGCACCAACCATTGGTTGACCTGATACAGATACGTTAGCGTTTCCTTTAATTACACTAAGTGAATTTTCTTGTGCGGTTAATGCAATACCAGATGGATATGCAATTACGCTTGAAGCGTCAGCACTAAAGGGTGCCTCTGAATATGCGGTAACTCCCAAAGCCATGGAATTACATCTCTTCTAGTTTAAATCTGTATTTTTTACCTGATTTGTTATTTAAAATAAATAAACTTTCTTCACCCTCTTGAATAGTCCAATTACCTTTTGTACCATCAACAGCGTTACCTTGTTCTTTTGCTTCGTTAGTTAAGTGTAAGTCTCCAGTGTATATGTCTCTCCACACATTACCTGATGCACCTAAATCAAATGAATCATTAGTTCCTGGAACTATATCACCTGTAACAGTTAAAGTAGATCCATCAAAAGTTAAATTAGCTTCACCATTTAAACTATCTGCATCGGAATAAGTAGCTACTCTATTATTTGCTCCATTTGCAGTAGACGTAATTGCTGCTGCAGCAATAGTTTGAAAAGATGGAACTGCTCCAGCTCCTGCTGAAGTTAATACTTGTCCTGAAGTTCCTGTTGCTACTGCAACTGGATTCCCACTTGTGTCATAACTAATAAGATTTCCATCTGTACCTGCAGCCATTTTGGCTAGTGTAACTGCATCATTAACAATCTGAGCTGTGTTTATAGCATCGTCTGCCATAAGGGCATTTGTAATTTGATCATTTGCAATGTGTGCTGTGTCTATTGAACCATCAACATATTGATTGCTGTCAACACTGTTCGCTGCCATTTTAGCAAGCGTCACATTAGAATCAGCTATCTTAGCTGTTGTTACTGCATCGTCTTGAATTTCTGCTGTCGCTACCCCTGAATCTTTGATTGTTATTGCACCAGAACTAGCGGCAAAATTGTCTGAGCTAAATGAAGCAGCTCCTTTGGTAGACGTAGAAGCATCTGCTAAATTAATAGTAACATCTCCTGAAGATCCACCGCCTGATAAATTTGTACCTGCTGTAACAGCAGTAATATCTCCAACTGTTGGAGTTTGGAAAGTTGGAGGTGCCCCTGCACCTGCTGAAGTCAAAACCTGCCCTGAGGTTCCTGTTGCAACTGCTACAGGATTACCTGAAGCATCATATGAAATAATATTTCCGTCTGTTCCAGGTGCCATTTTAGCTAATGTAACAGCATCATCTACAATAGAAGCAGTTACTACAGCGTTTGACGCAAGTTGGTCTGCACCTACTGCATCGTCCGCAATCTTAGCTTGAGTAACATTATCATCTACTATAGATGCCGTGACAACAGCATCTGATGCAAGTTGATCTGCACCAACAGCATCGTCTGCAATTTTAGCTTGAGTTACTGCATCGTTTTGAATTTCTGCTGTGGCTACTCCTAAATCTTTAATTGTTATTGCTCCAGAACTAGCAGCAAAGTTATCTGAACTAAATGATGCTGCTCCTTTAGCAGATGTAGAAGCATCAGCTAAATTTATTGTGACATCTCCTGAAGATCCACCACCTGTTAAATTAGTTCCAGCTGTAACTGCTGTAATATCTCCAACTGTAGGTGTTTGAAAAGTAACAGCACCTGATCCGTCAGTTGTTAAAACTTGAGAAGCAGATCCGTCTGATGTAGGTAAAGTATAAGCTGAAAGAGCAAAGTTTGATCCATCACCTTGAATAATTTTTCCTGCCGTTGTTGCTAATCCTGCAACGTCTTGTAGTTGAGCATCTAGTCTTGCATTTGCAACAGTACCACTTGCTAGTGCTGTTGCATTTAAATTTGTTAAATTACTTCCATTGTTTGCAACAATGTTTCCGCTAGCATCTAGTATAACTGATTTAGATGCAGGTAGAGTACAGAAAACATCTTTAGTACCTGCAGGTAAATTTACTGCAGCATCACTATTAGATGAAGATATGATAGTAGTTCTAGCTAAAGTGCCAGCTGCTACTGTTCCTAATCCTACTTCAAATTCACCATTGTTAGCAACGATGGCATAATACGTTGTATTCGTATTTCCAATTGCAGATGAAAATGTTTCAAAACCTGTTACTGCTCCTGCAAGAGTAAGCGTACCCGTACCTGTAGTGGTAGAGGTTTCTTTTACTCTATCATTTACGACTAATGCCATTTAATTCTCCTTAACCAGATATTCTTAATATAGCTGCTGCTGTAGTAAATGCTGGGAACTGAATTGTAAAAGTTCCTGATGTAGCTGTTTTATCTGATCCAAAATCTAAAACACATACTGTTGCGTTAGTAACAGCTGAAGATGTATTGTAGATCATAGCACCTCTAGCTGTCAACGTAACACCTGTGAATGATAGATCTGCAAAGTCAACGATAGCAACACCACTTGCGATAGATGTTCCACCATTAACTAATGCTCCACCACCAGAAGTGTATGTGCCTGTATTTCCAACTTCGTTAGTAGCTGTAAATGCAGTAGTTGATGAGTTTAGAGTTGCGGAGCTAGTATAAAGAGCTAACTTAAACTTATCACCACCAGATGATTTAAAATTTTGATCACCTTCTAGTAATTGTTTTTTAAAAGCATTTGCGATTGCCTGTGTTATAGCCATAGTATATCTCCTTTTATTTTCCTATTCGAGGAACACCACTTTGATATTCGTCTCGTCTTCTTCTTCCCATTTGCTCTATTGAGAAGCCTTCTATTACTTGTTTATACTTTTGTTCGTATAATTGCAATAGGTCTTGTGGGCCTTTTAAAAAACCGTAGGCCTCGACTAGGCATGCATATAAAAGTCCATTGGGAAAATTCTGACTTATATATGTTTGAGTATTTGTACTAGATAATCCGGGATCTTTCAAGATATAATTTAATTGAATTGTGTAAGTAGCATCAGGTGTTGGTGCAACTACAATTGTGCTTTCGTCCCATAGACTGTAATATTTTGGTACTCCTGTATCTTCTGTAGGATTAAATTCTGACATAAAACTAGTATCTCTATATTGTAAAAATTCTCTGTTGTTAGGTTGAGAACTTCCTTGTGAATCAACTATTTGTGCAGATCTAACAACTAATAAACCTGCAGGTCTACCAATAAATCTGTCATTAACAATTAAATTAGCTGTATCATATCTTCTGTTATTATCAGAATCTATATCTCTAAGAATTCTAAATTCTGCATTTTCTATAAATCCATTTAAGATAGTTGAAGTAAAAACGTTTGCATCAACTTCAGTATAATCTCTAATTTTATCTAGTAATTCTGTATATGTCATAATTAACCTCTATCATTTATTGGTCCAATTGTACATTGAAAACCACCTCCTGTTGCTGCACTCGTAGCATTATTAGCTAATTCAAAATCAAAACCTGTTTGTATAGTAACCGTAGTTGGCATTCCAGGATTACTTTCAGTTCTAGTTGATAGAGCTGTAATTTTATATGCTCCAAAAACTTTAGCTCCACTAGAATGAGAACTTGCATTAGTTTTTTTAGGAGCTACTCCTCTGTATGGAGCGCTTGTTCCTCTAACACATCCTGTTAAATTAGTTCCTGAGATTCCGCTATATTCAACAACTTCATTTTCAAATAAACCACTAATGAGATTTACTTTTTCAATAACAATAAATCCACTTGAAGGCATACCAGAAGTAAAGTCTAATGTAATTGTGCTATCAGTGCTTGTAATATCTCCTTGTAAAACCATTCCTGATACTTGCAATGTAGATTGATCAACACCACCTACAACTAATTGTTTAACATCTCTAAATCTTACAATATCATTTACACTCATGTTACCATTTTCAAAAGCTACAGAAACAGTTGCATCTGATGCTTTAGTTGTAAAAGGATCATTAGGTAAAAAATCTTCTGTTGGAAATTCTGTTCTTGCAGGTCTTGCTTTTTCTAAACCTTGTGGATCAGCAACAAAAGGTTTTGGTTCTAATTGTGGTTGTTTACGTTCAAACTCGGAGTAATGCACAAAGGCACCATTCCATTCTGTAACCATTTCTCTCCATGGGAAAGCTAAACCGCTTCGATCAGAGATTGCTAAAGCGTGTTTCCCTTTTGCAAACTTTGCCATTATATCTCCGGATAGTAAGTTTTAGGTGATATGTAAACACTTGCAGATGAACCATCTTCTTCTAATGCTCTTTGTAATTCATCTTCGTAAAGCATTTTCATTTCTTGTGTTCTTTGAGGAGCTTTCTTTTGTGATATGTAATAAGCTAAACCTGCACACATACATGGTACAAATCTATTAACAACATCTGCTTCGTTAGTATATTTACCTGCATCTTGTAATCTTTGCAGATAATAGAAAAACATAAAGTCACCAACTTGTTCTGCACCTGGAGTTAAATATAAAGTGACTGTTACTTTATCTATAAATCTTTGCACCCAATATTGAGAAGGTTGACCTGTAGCAGTTTTATTTGAAAAGGCTGAGTATTGTGATCTGTTTACTTTTGCTAAAGGTGTATCTACATTTGAAGATCTTCTATAGCTAGCTTCCAACATATCAGAAGCCATATTTACAAAATTTGTAACAGTATCATTTATTGAATGTGAAGCAGCTGTTGTATCATCAATTCCTCTATCAGCTGTTGAAGTAAGAACTAAATTATTTCCTGAAATAGAACTATATTGAATTATTTCGTTATTTATTTTTATTTTACCTGAAGCAGGCATTTGGTTTACATCAGCCACTGGAATAGTTGTTGCTGTAGCATTTATTGCAGATGTTAAAGTTGATGTAATTCCATTAGAAGCACCATCGCTTGGAGATCTAAATATTACATATTCATTTTGACCACTAACTAAACTAAAAGCATGTTCTCTAACTTGCCAAAAATGGATACCTCTATTGTCCCACTCTTGAAGCATTATATTTAATGATCTTCTGGCAGAACGTAAATCATTACCTGAGTAATCAAAGAAACCTAATCTTTCAAAAGCCTCAGTTATAATTTCATCGATCGAGAATGTTTTCTCGAATGTAGTTGTGCCTGAAAAAGCCATTTATTCTCCTATGTAAAGAATACAGAACAAACTGTTACGTGTTCAGTAGTAAACGCTACACATAAATCTGATGTAAACTGAATAGGTCCAGGAAACATAATAACAATTGGATTTCCACCAGAAGTAGTTCCACTTGTTTTATATTTAAATTTTACTGTTCCAGAAGCTCCACCATCTTTTAAATGAAAGTCACCTCCTGTAGCAGTTGTATTAAGTACAACTCCTAAAGCTTTTGTTCTCCCTGTTTTTACAATTTTATTTTCAGTAGTGACATTTGCATTAAGTACATTATCACTTGATCCGAATGCTTGCATATTTTTCTCCTTAAAATTTATGCGGGCCCGAAGGCCCACATTAAATTATTTATTACTGTGAATCAAAAGGCGTTGCCAAAGATCCAGTAGCATTAAGTAAACCTTCAACTAAATAAAGGTTTGCTGCAACTGCAGTAAACTTAATGTAAGAACCTCTTAAACCACCTGTTGTTGCAACAGAAGCACCAGCTTCACCATTTAGGTTAACTTCATTGTTTGCTGTTGCTGGAACAAATTGTTTTCCAGATACAGAAGCATCAATTCCAAGTGTAACCATACCGATAAATTTGTCGGCAGTGTCAGCTGTTTTAATTGTACCAGTGAAATCATCTGTAAAAAGAATTTCAAAAGTAGTTCCAATTGTGCTTGGATTGTTTGGATCACTTCCCGGTCCTGCACTTGCTGAATCAGCCGATGCATTAATTGCAGGGATTGTGATTGCAGTTGGTGTGCCTGCAGGATCCATAGTTACAAGTCTTCCTGCGTGAGCAGCAACAGTTAAATCAGTTGCTAAAGTTAATGCAGGGACTGCTCCCGGTCCAATTGATTGAAAACCATTTTTTGATCTTACTGGTCCGTCAAAGGTTGTATTTGCCATAATTATATCCTCCTAGTTTCCGATCATATTCTCTAGGCCGTCGACTATACGCGTATATGATCTATTTAAATTGTATAGTAAGTTTTTTATATACTAGTTTTTAGTAGAGTGCAAGAGAGCCTGTGATGTGGAGTGGATTTTTTCCAACGATGTAGCTTTTTGTTTAAGTAGCTACGGAAACTTGCGGAGCCGCATCTTCAACTTTATTTAGCAGATGTTCTTTTTTAGCTTCTGCTATTTTAATATGACTTAGAACGTCTCTAACTTTTCGATCTATTCTAACCATATTAAGGGTATATCTACCCTCTTTAAGATGTTCCTGCTCCCACTGTAAGTCCAGACCCCTCTTTTGCTTGTAAAGGTCGTTTAAGTGTTGCATCATTTTTTCCATCTATAACCTCCTCATAGGTTATTCTGTTTATCTTGTTATCATAAGATATTCCAAGATATTCCCAAACTATACTTT